CATTATCCCGAGGATAAAACAGGTACGATGATGTTAAAGATATATAAAGATTGCGGGATAGATTTTCTAGCTCAAAAAAGATTTCCGACAAAAGAGAAAGGAAATCATAATAGTCCAACTAAAAATATAGTAATGATATCTACTAAGGAATTTGAAAAGATTAAAATCTTTCATAAACTAACTGAACATAAAAAGGATATTTTATAATGGATCGTGTTGGTGATATGATGTTTCTTACTGTTATCTGTATAACTTGTTATTTAGTCACGGAATTCTTTTTATGATCAGAAAAATATTAGGTCCACCAGGCACAGGGAAAACAACAAAATTAATAGGTAATAAAGAATTAAAAGTACCGGGTTATGTAAGTACCTTTTTAAAACTAGGAACTCCATTAAATAGAATAGGGTACTTTGCTTTTACGAGGAAAGCCGCCAATGAAGCAAGGGAAAGAATGTTAAAACTATATCCTCAATATGGATACAGAGAGTTGGAAAATTTTAGAACTTTGCATTCCCTAGCGTTCTGGAAATTAGGAATGAAAAAAGATAATGTCATGCAACCTGAAGACTACAAAGAAGTAGGTGAATCAGTAGGTATAGAGGTTACTGTATACGCTGGGGGGCAAGAGCAAACAGGATACATTGATTCAGATAGTGAATACTTCAACCTCATCAATATAGCTAGAATCAAAAACCGTACGCTTAAGGAAGAATATGATACCGACCTATATTCTGACGATTTAAATTATGAGAGTTTAAAAATCGTAGAGGACGAATTAAACAATTATAAGCACACTTATCAACTCAAAGACTATACAGACATGGTTGAAGAATTTATTTCAAAAATTAAGGATGGCAAAATTGAATGCCCAACTTTTGATGTAGTCTTTATTGATGAAGCCCAAGATCTTTCACCAATTCAATGGAAAATGTACGATTTATTAAAGAAAAATTCTAAAATAGTTATTCTTGCGGGCGACGATGATCAGGCAATCTATGGATGGGCAGGCGCTGACGTTAAAAGATTTCAGGATGAACCTGCAAAAGAAAAAGTATTACCTAAATCTTACCGAGTTCCAATCAAAGTTCAACAAGTAGCAAACTCTATTATATCACGAATTTTAACTAGGATTCCCAAGGAGTGGGAACCAAGAGACAGCGAAGGACACTGTCAAGAAGTATATAGCATAGACGAAGTTGATTTAACAAAAGGGAATTGGTTAGTACTTGCAAGAACTAATTATAGATTAAGAAAATTAAAACGACATTTAATAGAAAATACAGGAATTTATTTTGAATACCAAGAGAGAAAAAGTTTTAATGCAAAACTTTATAAAGCCATTACAAATTTTACAAGATGGACTGAGGGTAATCCATTAACACCGGCTGAAATAAAAGATATTTTTGACTATACAGGACACGACTTTACTCTCGATGAGGACAAGACTTATGACTGTATGGATTTTGGAATTGATTACACGGATACCTGGTACGAAACTTTTAATGCTGACCCTGAACAGACTTTATACATTCGGCAAATGTTAAGCAATAATGAAAAACTTTCTCAGGACGCACGCGTAAAACTTTCAACAATCCATTCAGCTAAAGGAGGTGAAGCAGATAATGTATTATTAATGTTGGATAATGCAGATAAAATAAGAGAAGGAATTGAAAAGAGTCCGGAGAAAGCTGATGAGGAACATCGAGTGTGGTATGTCGGCGTCACAAGAACTAAACAAAATTTATACATCATGGCAGCAAAGGAGGAGAGACTTGGATATGAAATCCAAAGTATACAGTAAACAACATGGAGGAAATCATTACTCCAATTTTAAAATTCAACCATCACAATTTATCAACGCCAACAATTTGCCTTTTGCAGAAGGAAATGCTATTAAATATATTTGTCGCCATAAATACAAAGGAAAGAAGGAAGATTTGAAAAAAGCCATACACTACGTCGAAATGATAATGGAGAGAGACTATGAAGATACCTAAGTTTGAGGCACAAACTGAATGGGTTAAGCCCACAGAATTCCCTGACCTAAGACAGGTTGAGGAAATTGCAATTGACTTGGAAACAAAAGACCCAGGTTTAAAAGACCGGGGATCAGGTTCTATTATTGGCGATGGAGATGTTGTAGGAATTTCAGTAGCAACAACTCATTACAAAGGATACTTCCCGATTGCCCATGAAGGTGGTGGAAATATGGACAGGCAAAAAGTATTAGAATGGTTAAAAGATATTCTCGAATCCACATCCATCAAGATTTTTCACAACGCAATCTACGATGTATGCTGGCTTAGACGATTAGGATTAAAAATAAATGGCGACATTGTTTGTACAATGATAGCCGCCGCCGTCACAGACGAAAACAGATTTCGTTATAGTCTTAATAGTTTAGCGTGGCATTACCTGGGCTATGGTAAAAATGAATCCGCATTGAATGAAGCAGCGAAAGATTGGGGCATCGATCCTAAAGCTGAAATGTATAAACTTCCTGCGATGCACGTTGGTGCGTACGCTGAAAGGGATGCTCAACTCACATTAGAGTTATGGCAAGAGATGAAGAAAGAAATTATTAATCAAGACCTAGAAGATATTTTTGATTTAGAAACTGAACTATTCCCCTGTCTAGTTGATATGAGATTTAAAGGGGTAAGAGTAGATGTAGAAAGAGCACATCAAATGAAAAAAGATTTTATTAAAGAAGAAAATGAATTATTAACTAAAATAGAATTGGAAACAAATATAAGACCTCAAATTTGGGCGGCTAGAAGCATAGCAAATGTTTTTGATATGCTCAAGATTCCTTATGATAGAACTGAAAAAACTTCTGCGCCTAGTTTTACCAAAAATTTTCTACAAAAACATGAACATCCTGTCGTTAATATGATTGCAAAAGCAAGAGAGATTAATAAAGCCCATACAACATTTATAGATTCAATACTGAGACACGAACATAAAGGTAGAATACACGCAGAAATAAACCAATTAAGATCCGATAATGGAGGAACTATAACGGGAAGATTCTCGTACCAGAACCCAAACCTTCAGCAGATTCCTGCACGAAACAAAGATCTAGGACCTAAGATCAGAAGTTTATTTATACCCGAAGAAGGATGTAAATGGGGTTGTTTCGATTATAATCAGCAGGAACCAAGACTCGTTGTACATTATGCATCTCTTTATAAACTTCCATCTGTTTATGAAGTAGTCGATTCCTATAAAGAAGATAACAAATCAGACTTCCATCAAAGTATAGCAGACATGGCAAATATTCCCCGACTACAAGCTAAAACAATTAACTTAGGATTGTTCTATGGAATGGGAAAAAGAAAACTTCAAGCTGAACTCGGTGTATCAGAAGAAAAAGCAGACGAATTATTTTATCAGTACCATAATAAAGTACCTTTCGTTAAACAGTTAATGAGTAAAGCATCTAATAGAGCACAGGAAAGAGGACAGATAAGAACTTTACTTGGCAGACTTTGTAGGTTCCATTTATGGGAACCAAATCAGTTCGGTATGCATAAAGCATTACCCCACGAAGAAGCACTCGCGGAACATGGACCAGGGATCAAAAGAGCCTACACATATAAAGCTTTAAATAAATTAATTCAAGGTAGTGCTGCTGATATGACGAAAAAATCTATGATAGAATTATACAAAGAAGGCATAGTGGCACATATACAAATTCACGATGAACTTGATTTATCTATCGAGAACGAAAAAGAAGCCCAAAAAATCGTTGAGATTATGGAGAATGCTGTTACACTTGAAGTTCCCAATAAAGTAGACTATGAGTTCGGTTCTAATTGGGGGGACATATATGATAATTAGGAGGAAACTATGGAAAAAGTTAAAAAACTTTGGACATGGGCAAAAGCTCATCCACAGACATCTATTATTGTCGTGGTAGTAGTCATAGCTCTTTATTTTTTAGTAAACTAGGAACTTTATGAGAGATGGCTTACCTGAATGCAAACATTCCTGCAACCTATGCACAGGTCAGGAGGGAATATCTCTATGACCTTAAGGAACATCATGGAGAAGTTGAAGATTGTATCATTTTCGCGTTGGCTAGTATCACTGGTCGTCCGATTTTATTCCATGCCATTATGGAAAACGGTGCAGTCTTTTACCGTTTACCCATCTCTGCATTTATCCAAAAAGGATTTAACATCAAAGAAGTTCCTAGGATGCGACTTGATGAGTTGGAGCTTTGGAATTGCTTTAGTTACTATCCTGGCGTTACTTCTTTTGATATCCTGGA